ATATGGAGGAAGTGGGAATGATATATTTTATGGTGTAGCGGTAGACTCTGATGATAATATCATCTGTGTAGGATATACTGGATCTGAAGGAGCTGGGAATTTGGATGCTCTAATAGAGAAGTTACCATCAACTATCCCTGGTGGTACTTTCACAGGGACAGTTCTTACTGGATTAACCATGGCTGATTCCACTCTGACATTAGCTGACTCTACGCTTACTTTGGCTGATTCTGCTCTTACCTTAGCTGACTCTGCTCTTACATTAGCTGATTCAGCTTTGACACTAGCTGACTCAGCCCTTACTCAAGAATCAGATATCCTCGATTAACTGACGAGTATGATGGATCATAAGTCCATCATACTCATTATTGTTCAATCCTTTCTACATACCTACTTCATTTTATAAGGTATGTTTATCAATATAAGGAGTTTTCCATGCCCACATCGTTCGAATTAGCCGAAGCTATGATTGAATTCGCAGCAGGTGATGCAGTAAACTGGAATCTGTTTACTTTACCTATCCCTAATAACATACTAGTCTATACCACCGATAGTAAGGTCTTTAAACGTGGAGACAATATTCATCTATACAGTGAATTACCAGATGGTCCATCAATAGAAAGTATAATTGCTGGCAGTGAATCCGGTATTGATATCCTCACTGTCTTAGTAGAAGAGGATGATGATTCGATCATAGTCATTGATGATGAGTTCTATGTTGCAAGCACAACAAAGCTAACCAGTATTATTAATCGTATCGCAGCTATTGAGAATAAAGACGCTATTCAAGAAGCAACGATGGATGCTGTGGTAGATCAATTTGCTCTTACTGATACAGGTATAGTGGTTGGTGATAATGAGAAATTAGCTATCATCGGGGGTCATCAAATCACACCCGGTGCCACTCCTTCGAGCATATCGATTTTAGCGTCTACTGCGCCTATCAACATACGAGGTATCAGTATATTCACTGACCAAGATTGCACTTTTCCAGCATCGATATTTTTTGTGGGTAATACGTATTATTTCAAGATGCGACCTCAGCATGATACGGTCGATACCGATGAGCTGACTCTTAATCTCATCGCATCTGTAGAAGATATAACAATAACTTCTCTCTTACGTGGGATGTTCTCCGTGGTGTTTACAGCTGTACCTATAACGGATATCACATTAACCGCTAGTGCAACCTATGGTACCGATAGTGTATCAACTATCATCACGATTCATGCAGATGTCATTAAATCCATTGATAATATCGCGGTTGGTGTATATGGTGGGAGTAGTGATAATGATTATTTCAAGAGAGTAGTTACTGACTCTAATGGGAATATCTTTGGGGTCGGAAATGAATATTCTTCAGGTTCTATGGGTATGATCGTTAAATTCGATCCGAATCTAACTATGTTGATGTGTAAAACATATGATCCTATTGGTAGTGCTGGATTGAGAGATATAGTAGTTGATTCTAATGATAATGTCTTTATCGTAGGGAACTATGGTGATGGAAGTCATTTAATTATCAAAGCTGATAACAATCTAAACATTATAAACCTCACACGCGTGGATGTAAACTCTTACGATTATTTTGCTGGAGTATGTGTTGATTCTCAAGATAACATCATTGCAGTCGGAGCTACGAACTTAGGAACCCATGATGGGTTTGTTATAAAGTTTGATAATGATCTTAATAAAATAGCCTCGCGTCTTCACTATCCTGGTTGGTCAGAATTTTACAGTGTAGCTGTGGATTCTGATGATAATATCTATTGTATAGGTGCTACATCAATGGCGACCTATGGTGGAACAGATGGGTTAATTGTAAAGTTCGATTCAGATCTGGTTTTTGTATCGAGTAAAATATATGGTGGTACAAAAGATGAGGTATTTTGTGACATAGTTATTGATTCGTCGAATAACATCATCGTTGTTGGGTCTACTGAGATCGTCTCTGATGTACGTGATGGTCTTATCGTGAAATTTGATACCAGTCTCGCTATTGTTGCTCAAAAGAGGTATAGTGGGGATGGTAATAGTTATTTCTATGGTGTAATTGTAAATAGTATTGGAGATATCATCTGCGTTGGATACTCGTATAATTTAGAATCTAGTTCATTAGACTGTATATTAATCAAGCTTGATATTAGCTTGAATATACTCAATTGTAAGATATATGGAGGGAGTAATAGTGACATCCTTTATGGAGTAGAAATAGATTCTTCTGATAATATTATCTGTGCTGGATATACTAAATCTGAAGGAGCTGGTGACTATGATGCATTGATTGTCAAGATATCATCTTCAATCCCTAGCGGATCTTTCACTGGTACGGTCTTATCAGCTATGACGATGTCTGATCTTGTGATCACCTTAACTGACGTGACTCATTCGATTAAAGATTCTAGCGTGAACCCTTCTAATCCATCAACTGCTATAAGGGCTTCCAGTGCTAGTTTTACAACCACTACGCTTACTTATGAGATAGATATTCTTTCGTAATTTATTAAATAACTACATCAGCGCCTATAGTGGCGCTGATGTAGTTATCATTCAATGTATACTATATTCTATCTTTGTATATCTTGTCTGGACAGATTGAATATAGCAAGATTAACGATGTCGCTGTTAGAACTAAGTTTGAGTTTCATATCAGCGCCGACTACCGACGATATACTTTCCATGTTATCATTTATATCATCATTTCCTTCTTTTGACCAAGTAGCAGTATTCGATACAATATCACCATCAAAGTCAGCTGATAATGCCTGGAGTCTACATTGGTGTACAATAAGACTCTCATGGTATGGATTAACTATGATAGGATAATGAGGAACACTTATACGTAAACCGCTATCAAATACAACTTCTACCATCTTCGAGGGATTCGTTGTGATAATATGCATTTTCGACGGATAAATAGATCCATCTTCTAACGCTGGATAACGTGTAATAAAGTTGTGTTTATCTGAAGCTATCTGTACACTTGCTAAATACAAAGCCTCAACCCACCGCAATGGTTGTATATCTTTCTTACCAAATACCTCTCCATCCTTAACAACCATCTGCTCAAGATCTGTCTTCGTTTTAGCTATATAGACTTTATCCTTAATCGAATAGCATAATAGCAACCAATACATCTTACCTTTGTTATCCCATATGGCTATAGGACTTTCTCGAAAACCAACATGCTTGAATTGATTGATTATCCTATTTACGCCATCTGATGTAGTGTATCTATTTACTTCGGCAGGTTTCAATACAACATATTCGATTTCCTGTGTAGCCGGATTGGTCACTGCTACATTCTCTGTAGCGCCATGAACAAAGATCTCCCCATACAGTTTCTTAAGAACATAATGAGTGAAAAAAGGCTGAAGACTCTTAATGGTATTGAGCATAGGAACCATCGTTTCATCAGCCTTGATATTACTAGGATCATCAGGAGTATCTGCTTCACTGATGGGTACACTAATAACATTACGAGTGGAATATGCTATCTTTCTTGCACCATAGTGCTTTTGAAAGAAACCACCTTTACCTGAAATAACATTCATGATGTAGTCGTGAACATCACCAACTCTGATCTGGATCTGATAACGTATCCCATCGAATATCTTATCTTCTGATAATCTATAACTCGATAAGCTTGTTGTCAGATTGATGACAGCCATATAGAGTTTATTGATGTCATCTTTAGAGAGACGAGCTGACTTCAGATCGAGATCTCTTAATCCTGCTGGAAGACAGATAAGATCAGATATGGTCAATCTATCATTGTACTTACTTAATAGCTTAAAAGTATTGCTTGCACGTAATGCTGTTGGTGCTTTACCTTTACCAAGCTCATGTATATGTGAAATGAAGAACTGATATCCAGTGTTAGCTCCAGGAGTATTAGAACTTGCAAGCTCAAATGAATGGGTCTCTTCATCGAAGATAGCAAATTGCTTACCGGACATGATAGAAGTATATATACTCTTAGGTTGAATATTAGTAGCAAATATCCTTGGATGAATGATCGTCGTATTAAGAGTGATAATAGCCTCATTAACGAATCTATCCATGGAGGTGATACTACCGAATATCTCTTCAGAGAAAAGACCTTGAGGGTGAAACTTCATAGAGTTAGGTTCGAAGACGTTCGGTGAGGTCACTTTTGGAAGATTGTGGTCTTGAACATAAGTGAGTGAATCGATGAGTTCGAGTCTAGTTGCAGGACGATTCAAGATCTCATTTATTTCAGGAGGAATTATAATACCCATGGTAAACCCCAATGTCGAATATTCAGTGGATTATCCTGTATAAGCAATAGTATGACGGTTTATAACCAATATCGTAGTATCGTCAAGATGCTTACCATTATACCTCAAAACCTATAGGAATAGAAAGAGATGAGTAAAACAGCTTACACCATCGGCAAGAGAATGATCGAGAAAGATATGTTCATCGTGAATAGAGTGTATGTCGATATCAATTTCTTGAAATACGTGAAACTTGGGTGGATCGTTAGTCATCAGGATCTAGCCATGAGGCACTATACGGGTATATACGATATCGTCAGTAGTGAGAGCTTCATCACACGGAATACGGATGATCCAGAGATCCTTTTCAGAGACGACCAAGATATCCTTGATCTTCTTCGTATTCCTAATCTTCGATCTGAGGATATCATTTTCACAGTCAGTCCTGTCTGGGATGGTACTATAGAATTCATCCAGAAAGGGTGCTTGATCAGTGATGCTGCAAAGAAAGTTATCGGTATAAAATCACCAACCACCATCGCCATAGATCTAAGTTCTCTACCCAATCTTTCCAATGTATTACGCGATCGTATCGTTGAAGAATACACTGAATTATTTGGTACGAATATAGAACTCATCGACACACAACCAGCTACCAATGACATCCTCAATTTCGACGCTTATTATGTACAAGATATAGCGTCATTCAGTCGAACGTACATCGATGCTCTTAATGAAGAACGCTTTGGAGAAAAGCATATCTTTTGCAGTGAGCTTCTCCCACTTAAAGATGTTCCGAATATTAAAGAAGACGATATTCCTACATTATTCAAATGCATCAACTTAACAATGTCAGCTGCATCCCTATTCCACATCATACCTCCATTTCCATGTTTAACATAGAGAGATCACTATGGCTACTAATTTTGACGATCCTTATCAAGATGATGAATTTGATTTTAAGAAGATGTACAGTAAGCTGGATGCTCCTGATACGAAAACACCTTCTGATCCATCAGATACCATCACCAATGCTGACAAACCGGTATATACCCCTAAAGGAAAGAAATATCATTTCAGTAATGATACCAAAAGTCTTTCTGATATAGGAAATATAATCAAAAGAGAATTCGCTAAAGGTAAATCACGTGGTGTGAAAACCACACGTATAGCTGAGGCTAATAAATCTGCTGCTATCAAAAACATCGCTCCAGCTATAGCTCGAGATAAAGCTATATCAAGAACCTGGGAACCTAAAGTCAAGAAACTCTTACCAAGAGACATCTACAGTAAGAAAGCCCCTCGTTCCATACCAAGATCAAACAAGTCGTTAGATCAAACCGATCAGCTTGTACACGTATTAACACAACAAAAGAACATCAGTATCGATCAGTTCATCAGATCGAAAACCAGTGACATGATTAACCAGAGTATGACTCAAGCTAATCATGCTTCTAATCTATCTGTACTGAATCGTATACTCGATACAACCAAGCGTAATCACCAATTTATCGAAGGTCCTCTTCGTAAATACCTGATGACAAGTATCGATCTTAAGTTTAGACATATTTTCCTGACGAAAGATCTTGTCAAACATACGAAAGGATTGATATCAACCTTATCGCTTAAACTTGATTCTATCAAGCATAATACCGCCTTATCAGAAGTGAATAAAATATCTGCATTTGGTGAGCTCAAGCGGACGATTCGTATAAGAGGGAATACTTTTCTTGCTGATACTTTACTTGGAACAATCAAAGAACCGGTTGGTAATTTCATCAAGGAGGTGATGGAGAATGCTAAGAAGAAAGTATCGAGTAAGCTTGGTAAGTCTTATAATTCTCCTATAGAGTTTGATCAAGAAGATGAGACCAATACCAAGATAGGTAAACTAGCTTCAGCCCTTAAGAAGACTAATAAATCTCAATCGTTTCAAGCTCCAGATCTAACAACAGTCTATGGCAACAGCACTAAACTCAAGCAGGGAAAGAACTTCTTATCAGCCCTGAAACCCTCAGGAACTTCAGCTGGTATATCTGGATTCGAAAAACGAAGTACCGATACAGTTGATTTTAACTTGCTCACTCGTAGAAGTATAACAGATATCATACCTGGATTCTTATCAAGAATCCATCAACAGTCAACATCTATAGCACAGATGTTGAATTTCACTATGCGTCAAAAGATGCCTAAGGAACAACAACGGGCTTTTGATAAAGCAGCTACAGCCCATGCTTTAGTATTTGACCGTATCACCGAAGACTTTTCTCAACCAGATGTTGCTAAAGCAAATATGTACAATAAACTCTTTGGCTCTAAAGCTTCTCGTACGGAAGAGATCAAGCCTCTGATAGATCAGATGAGAAGTAGCTTCAAAGAACATGGAGGTGAGGATAGAGAGTTTGTTAACTCATTACCAAATATCATCACCTTTGTTACGAATATAGCTAAGCATGCTAAGATCGTCAAACTCGATAGCATCAAACGTTACCTGAATGGTGAAGAGCTCTCTGAATTCGAGACCAAGTATCTTGATGCTGCTTTAGTAGATGTCCCAAAAAGAGAGTATAAACCTCTTCTTGAAGTATTAGGGACCACCTTCTTTAAAGATCAAGGTAAAGGGGACGTTGACAAAGACGCTGCCCTTAACATTGGTGAATCATTAAGGACTTTATCAGCTAAACGTAGTAAGGTGCTTCCTGATCTTATTCGTCTTGCTGCTGACGGTGGTGCCCGTAATAACGATTTTATCAATAATAAAGGATTGGTGGATCATTCCGCTATCAGGGCTATGCAATCGGATGTTGATATCGATAGTCTTCTTGGTAAAGCTGGTCTTCCTCCTATTAGAAATAAATCAGAATCGAAGTTCAAGATACCAAAAGAACTCCAAGACCAGGTGAAAGAGAAACTCAAATCTGTAGGCTCTAGTTACGAGGCTATCCAAAATTCTGTATCAGAAGGAGCTAAAGTCTTAAAGACGATCATAGCTGAACGTATATCGGATATACATTCACCTATACATTCATCTAAGAAATACAACTCTGTTGAGCAATCTACAGAAGCTTCTACTGAAAGTAAGACGGTATCGACTTTAGCTGATATCAAGAAGACCTTAGTAGATCAGTTCAGTATGTCAAACGCTTTTGACAACACTAAGATCCAAATAGCTAATCAAATGCTGATGGCGTTGAGTAGACAAGGTGGAGATAAAGTCACAAATACTGATATTGATAATCAGCTCCCTATCTGGGCTCAAGTTGTTAAGATGCCCTTTACTTTAGGAAGTAAACTTGGTAAGCTTGGTGGTAAAGGATTATCGATGTATCTTAAAGGAATGGGGCGTTTCTATTCCGGTTTGTTTAAGATGATCACAGGTCTTGTCAGCCGTAATAAATCAAAAGGTGGTTCTCTGTTAAAAGGAGCTATGGCTTTTGGAAAAGCGGGTGGTGGGCTTCTTGGTACATTATTATCTGGATATGCTGGGATGTATGGTACAGGACTGAAGCTCTTAGGAAAAGGAGCAATGAAAGCAGGTAAGTTCTTATTATCCTCCAAACCTAAGAATCCTTATATCGATGTTTATCGTAAGAATGAAGTCGATATAACTAGACCATTGATCCAAGGTAAACTTATTAAGGAAGGAAGGTATATCTTCAGTGATGGTTCTCCAGTAGAAAGTAGCTACTCCATCAAACAACCTGTTCTTGATGCTGAAACTCGTCAGATAGTAATATCTCAAGATGACATCGATCATGGATTGGTTGATAATAATAACAAACGTATCGTTAAACGATCTATTGTAGGCAAACTGATAGGAGGAGCATTCAACCTCGGTGTTAAAGGGGTAAAAGGTTATGCTAAATTCCTCGGTAGCATTGCTGGAACAGCTGCTCATGTTGCTCGCAATGGTCTAGGATTCCGTAAAGGTAAGAAAGGTAAAGGTGAAGGGCTCGAGGATAGTGATATCAAGACGCTTATCACGAATCATCTTATTACTATTACTGACATGATGAAACCTATAACAGCATACTACTCTCAAAAGAACATGCGTGAAGGTAGCTATGAAGATTATAGACGTGATCGTTCAGAAGAAGCTGGAGCTGCAAAGAAGAAGCGAGCACGTGATTTGAAAACCGAGAAAGATAATGCCGCCTCCGACAAAAAGAAGAGAACTAAGAGTGGTGTTCTCGGAGCTGTAGCGGCTCTCTTCGGTGGTGGGGATGATGATAAAGAATCAAGTGGACCAATGTCAAGTATAATCAATTATCTTGGTGGTGGTTATCTCCTTGGTAAAGCTAAAGGACTCTTTGGTAAGAAAGTAGCAGGAGAAGTTGCTAAAGGTGCTGTAAAGAAAGGTCTTCTCAGAAGCACTTTTGGTTTCCTAGCACGCTCTGCTATAAGTCAAGGTATTCGTACAGGTGTAATATCTGTAGCAAGCGCTTTAGCTACAGCTGCCTCCTCACCTGCTATTCTAGCAGGATTAGCTGTTGGTGGCATAGCAGGTGGTGGAACTATTCTTTATAACTGGAAACGAGGGAAAGATCGTCGTAAAAGCATAACCGAATATCGAAGTGTTATCTATCGAGTACCTAGAGATAAACTGAACGTATTAGTGAAATTCGAGGATTCTCTTGATAAGGCTATGCGTAGTAAAGTAGGAACAAGTGTAAGAACTGACGCTATGCGTAAGTTCATAAAAGACTTTGGTTTTAATCCTGATGATCCTGATGAATTCGAATTCTTCAAATACTGGTACGCTTCAGTATTCTTTCCTATATTTCAGGCGAGTCGTGATCTATTTAAGACCAATTACAATGTAGACTTCGATGATCAAGATGACCTCACTGATACACAGCTTAATGAATATTATGCTGCTCTTAAAGAGTCTTCTATCTGTAAGGAACTAGATGACATCTCTGTTGAGTTATCTCGAGATGGATTCAAGTATTGGGAACATAATGGTAAGAAGGCAGGTGACAACTATGGTAATATAGGTAAAGCCAATATAAATGAACGTAAAGATATGATCTCTGAACTCACTATGGCCCCATCTCATAGACCATCTATGAATATCTCATTGAATCATAAAGCTATGGCTATGGAAGCAGGATCTACTTATTCTACTTTGACTGGTAAAAGAATTAACACCTATCATTCAATATCTCCAGCTCCTAGCCATGGTCCAGCTTTTTCTGGAAAGTCATCAAGCAAAAATGCTGGTCCAGGACGTTCATTTCAGGAATCGATGAAGGCTTCAGGAAGTAATTATAAGACACCACTAGTTCAGACGAAGTCAAAACGTAAAGGAAAAGGTGGATGGTCTGTGAGTTGGAAATCCGTCCAAGATAAGATCGTTGACCAATTAGTAGGTCTCGGATGGACAGAAGAACAGGCGATTGGTATCACTGCTAATATCAAGAAAGAGAGTAGTGGTAATGAAAGCGCTGTAGGTGATAGTGGATTAGCGTATGGCATTGCTCAATGGCATCCTGATCGTCAACGTAATTTTCAAGCGTGGGCAGGTAAACCTATACAAGGGTCAAGCCTAGCTGAACAAGTCGCATTCATGGACTATGAAATGCGATGGGGTGAAGAAAAGAATGCAGGTGATAAACTCAAGAAAGCAACGAACGCTCAAGAAGCTGCTGGTATTGTTTCTAAGTTCTACGAGAGACCTAGAGCTAGAGAGAGAGAAGCTTCAGAACGTGGTGATATTGCTGCTACTATAGCTGGGAATAGAGCTGAAACAGTCGATTCAAGAAAAGCGGAAGAGATTGCTGGTGCTTCTACTACTGAAGGTAAACCTGGTGAGAATACAAATAGTGCTCCGGTAATGAGTGAAACAGCATCTGCACCATCAGCTGGAAGTACGACGTCTGCATCTGTACCTCCACCATCAACTGAAGTAGCTGTTGGATCAGCACCTGTCATATCACCTTCACCTGGAGCATCTTCTACTACTGTAGCCTCAGGATCCGTTGATACGGATAAGGTGAAAGGTCAGGTTAATTCAGCTCTTGATTATCAGCTTAATCGGATCCTTCAAGAAGGTCGTCAGAAAGCTGGTGTCAGTACTACGCAGCCTGCTCCAGCTGCATCTAGCATCACTCGTAGTGCTACTCCTGTAGCACCGACTGCTGGAGTCACGGTGGTTGATCCTGAAAGTAAAACACAGACTGGTCTCCTGTCTGAGCAGAATCAGCTACTGAGTAGGATCGTTGCTCTGCTTGGTAACACTAATAGTGGCGACAAATCCAAAGATGATAAGAACAAAGCAGAACTGGATGATACTCGTATCTTAGCTAAGTTGGATGGGGTCATAGCCTCCATTGGCCAAGCAGTGTCTGGTGGAGCTCAACAAACTAACACTACTACAGGAACAGCGTCAAGTCAGCGTACTGTTGAAAGAACTACGAATTCTGGTATTGACGTAGGACGTGTGAGTATGGCATCGGATGTAGGGTAAATAGAAGACACGGTACCAATCTACCCTATCACAGGTAGATTGGTACCGATTAATACATCTTTTTGAAATTGGGCAATAGTATGACATTGTCTAATACGTATTAATGAACCACCACCTGAGGATAAACTGATGGCTTCATCTGAAAGTTATGTACAAGCTGTGGATAGTAAATATATCACTCGAGTAGCATTGGGTGATAGTTATACAACAAATAAGGAAGCCATCTCCCGTATGCTGGATGATGGTACAGCTGCTAATACCACCGCATTAGCCGCTATATTGGGAGCATTACCAAGCTACTCTCTTACAGCAAAGCGTAGAGATACTACCTTAGGCGGTAATGATGCGATCAACTGTTATTATCAATTTAACGAAAATGATGATCTTATTCACCCTATAAATAAAACCAATACCTCTGACACGGGTGGAATGGGAAGAGTCTACAATGAGACCTTTGATGAACAACAACAGCTTCTCTATCTTTCGTTTGGTGTCCCGGATTTCTCAAGTGCTTCTGAATTTCTGAAGAACGCATTCAATGCAGAGTTAGCCTCATTGATGAATACTGGTGATAACAGTATTATCGGTATGGCAGGTAGGTTTCTTGGAAAAGTCGCTGGTACAGTTTTAGTATTTCCTTTTCTCCCTTTGAAACTCGCGGTTGATCTATTAACGAATACGGCTACTCCAACCAAGTATTACGATTTCAAACCAACTCAAGCGTTGTATTATAGAGTAGTGAATACAATGTTAGCACATCTAGCTGTTAATATGAACTTAGCCTCAACTGAGGCAGATAACCTGACTGATGGCATACCTGATATTCTCAAGAAGCATGGACTTGATATCCTTACCATATTGAGTCGTAAGCATTGGTATGATCGTCTTAGTGAAGCCGGATCTACGACATCTCCTAATACTGATGAGATGCTTAAGATATTATCTACAGATCCGATGTATGAACAGAACATGTGGAAGAACGCAACAACTGGAGCAAATCTGGGATTCACTGAGGCTTTACGGTATGTTGGTTTTAGGATCGAGAAATCAGCTGATAGCTCGGAAACCGCTTCAAATACCACAAAAGAACCAGAGATCCTTAACCTGATTAATTCCCAGGTTCAAGCTGGTAAAGATAGAACCATCAATTGGAAACCACTCGAGAACACCACAATTGGATCGCTTGTAGGTAACGTATATAAAGGTATAGAAAGCATCTTCAGTGGTGTGGCTGATAGTTTGAATATCCAAGGTGGTATAGAAATGTTAAAAGGATCTGGGTTTGTTGATATCCCAGATGTATGGGCGAGTAGTTCTTTTCAAAAGAGCTACTCCTTCGATTTTCAACTCAGAACACCATTCGGAGATCCATTCTCAGTATTCTACTCTCTCTATGTTCCGTTGGTTATGTTGATAGCTGGAGCTTTTCCAAGATCCACTGGGCAGAACTCTTATACTTCTCCTTTTCTTGTAAGAGCTTACTGTAAAGGTATGTTTGCCATACCATTGGGTATCATTGACAGTATCACTATTAAGCGAGGTGCTGCTGAATACGGATGGTCAGCTGATATGCTTCCTACGCAAATCGATATATCTTTTACTATCAAAGATCTATCGCCAATTATGCATATGGCTATCGCTGATGGTGGTTTTTCCAACTGGATGAATATTCTAGGTCAGAACTCTACTTTTCAAGAATATCTCCTTACTTTGTCTGGTGTTAATATCGCTCAAAGATCTCTGAAGCTTGACCTCTTATCAAAAAGGTCAAAAGCTCTTCTTAAGATCCTATCGAATAATAAACTCAACCCTATCATGGTTGGATTCTCTTTAGCGAATACAAAACTCGGGAGACTGATCACCAAGATAACCCCAATAAGTCGTCTCCCTGGGAGTACCAATATCCCGAAAATACAATAAACATACCCTTCCACTTCAGGAGATAAAGAATAATGGATAATACCTCTATCGAAGCCGCTCAAGAGTTCCTCACTGATTACGGCGTGTTCGAGAAAACCAACATGATACGAAGAACGTCCGATCTTATCAAGCGTGTCGCTAATAGTGGACCTCATATGGTTCTTCCTAAAAACGTCATGCTTCATATGTTTGATAATATCTCCCATAGCGATCAAAGCACTGACACATTTGATGAGACCAAATACCCTTTCCTTAATACCAAAGGAACGATGAAGTATCTTCATCATTTCACTGATCTGGATGCTATCGATAAGCAGAGCCTCAGTAAGTTCTCTCATCGTATCTACAGATCGAAGCTCATAGAGAACTTAAAGAGATACAGCATCGATCATCGTAAGCTCTTCATCCCTGCCTTGAAGCTTGATCCTATCATAGGAAATAAGAACGTTATCATCATCGAGAATTACAACCCTTTGTATCGGATGCTCGCAACGAGTCTACGCCCCATCTATCAGTACTATCGATACAGAGCATTCATGACAACTATTCTTCAGAATACAATCAAGTACGATCGCCAACATGTATTAGTTATTCCTGTACCTGACACATTCACTTATGTCAGGTCAACTATGTTAGCGATCGTTCAGTCCAAAGAAGTATCAGCCCAGCGGTTGAGTAGTGGTGATCACTTCTCTTTCTTCATCATCGATCTGATCTCTTTGCTTCTAGATAACAATACGAAGTTATCTACGTTCAATCAAATAGGATTTCGTTATCTGAAAACACTCAATATCATGCTCACCCATAAAGATAAGAGCATCATCTTCAATATAGGGAAGTTAGCTTCGTTAGCTAAGACCAAGTCCTATGTTTTTAGCTTCATTGATAACATCTCAAGAATCTCCGGAGTGAATATTCCGGTCACTGAATTACCTGATGAGAATGCTGATGATGATCAACCTGATCAGGATGAATCTGATGATGTAGCAACTGATACTCAACCTATCATCTCTGTCACTCAAAAACAAGAAAAAGAGTTACAGAATATCATCCAAAATGCTCCTGATTTATCGAAGGAAAAAGAGGCTGATAAGACTGTAAATTCACCTCCTCCTGACACTGGTCAGACCCTTGATGAAACACCGATCTCAAAACCAGATGAATCATCATCTTTTGTAGAGATTGATGCTATCTCACGAGTTCTACCTATAGGAGTTGCTCCCTCTCAAAAACAGATCGATCGAATAGCAGCTTTATCTACAAAGCACCTTTCGATTACCATACCAACATCAAAAGGTTTCACCACTATCAAAGAGATCTTGAATACACCTGTAGATATCAAGGTAGAACCTACAGCTCTGAACATCCATGGTGGTAATGATATTGAACCATCGATGATGCTGACCGCAACGAAAGCCTTTGATCAAGGCTATCATGAAAAGCTCTTCAGAAAGGATATCATTGAGAGTGTAGTTTCTTTTAAAGAGAACGGTCTCTTCCTTACTGATTACAATGAGAAGAACGAATATAACAGCTTCACCCGAGTAAAACACGTGAAGGCTACTTTTCACGATATCAAAGGTAAACAACATACGATTAATTTCAAATTACCTATGCCTGATAGCGAAGGATACTATCTTGTTAATGGTGTACGCCTCAGTATGTCCAAACAGTTAGTGAATATTCCTATATGTAAAATATCACCTACTCGGGTATCTCTGATATCGAATTACAATAAGACCCTTGTAGATAAGGTGCAGTCGTCACGTCATTCTTTATCTGAGTATCTTGCTAATAAAGCAGGTGATCTTAATATCAAACTCATTCCTCATCGTAATACCTATGTTGGGATTACAGCTCCTTACGATTACAAGCAATTAGGAGCCTCGTTTGGTAGGATAACCACTGAGACGCATACCTTTTTCTTCGATTATCACAATAGGTATGAAGAAGGAGCATCAGGGATTGAATCTCTGGCTGTATCGTTGGAAGAGTATGAAAGTAAGTATGGTGTATTAATGGGATATGTGAATGAAAACAAGCAGCAATGCGTTTTCATGAACGCTTCTAACCTTTGCGTTATAGTCGATCTGAGGACTGGGAATATCGTAGAAAAAGATACCCCTATCTCCTCTTATTTTGGTGAGTTCCAAGTACCCACCGAATGGTGTGATCTCAAGATCCTCGATAAGAATCTTCCCATCGTATTCATCTTGGGATACCGTTATGGTTTAACAGCTATCTTGAAAAACCTCAAGATCAAACATCGGATCGTTAAGCTTCGTGAGACGATGCATCTCAAGAACACCGAGATAGCTATAATATTCAGCGATTGTAAACTCATCTTCGATAGGTATCCTCTTGAGCATAGCTACATCTTAGCTGGTTTCTCGATGTTCCCTACTATGAAGAATTATACCATGCTCGAGTTGGATGATAAAGACGTTTATTACCGTCTCCTATCTGATAAAGGTATGAGTATGAACTACCTTAAAGGTATCGACGCTTACTTTAACTTCTTCATCGACCCCATTACAAAAGATGTTCTTCAAAGAATGGGGGAACCAACCAACACCAGAGATCTATTGATTCGTTCTATTGATCTCCTAGTGAATACTGTTGATAAATCTACCAGTGCTGCTAGCAATTTCAGGCTTCGATCTACTGAAAGATTACCAGCTATGATCTACAATGAGATTGCCAGACAGTATGCAAACTACATCAATAGTAATTTTAAAGATAGTAGTTTCAGTATCAATACCGAGGCTATTTTCCAACGTATCATCCAAGATGAAACGATGACTTTACGTGAGGACCTTAATCCTATTCACGCTATCAAAGAAGTCAACAGAGTCACGTATTCAGGGTTCGGAGGACGTTCCTCAGAGGCCTTTGTAGCTCGTGATCGTAAGTATCCACGTGACGCTATTGGTATCTTGGCGGAGACAACAACTGATAGTGGAAGCGTTGGTATGGTCACTGCTCTTACAGGTAATCCTAAGATCAAGAATCTTCGAGGGATGTTCGAAACCGATAGCACTGCATTGAACACTACCAACATCCTTAGCGATGTGGCATTATTGATGCCTAACTCAACGCATAATGATCCGAAACGTTCCAACTTTTCTAACGTACAGATCACACATCATATTCCTACGCCTAACCTTAAACCGATGCGTTTACGTACAGGTTATGAGCTGGTTATTCCTCAGAAGACCAGTGGAGTATTTGTAGGAAAAGCGAAATACGATGGAGTCATAACTGGTATAGATTCCACCTTAGGACTTGTCTCTGTAACGTATAGTAATAAGACGACTGATGTTTTCGAGTATGGAGATATTCGAGGAGAATCTTCTGGTATGGCAGTTAACCACAAGATAGGGATAGTACCAGATATGAAAGTAGGATCACGCTTTAAGAAGGATGATCCGATCGTGTATCATTCTGAGTTCTTTCAATTCGATCCTATTACTAGACAACTCGCGTGGTGTCATGGCGTTCCAGCCAACGTGGCTATCATGGCTAAAGATGTTACGCTTGAAGACAGTAGTATGATATCGGCTGAGTTTGCTTCTAAACTCAAATTCGATAGCATCTATGCAAGACCTATCACTATCACTTCAGACATGATAATCGATAACTTTGCTGATATTGGAACAAAGGTAGCATTCAATGATTCATTGATCCAACTTCGTTATGAAGATACGATGAATGTCATTGATAATGTTGATGAGCTTTTTGATGATCTGAAGCAAGTCAATTATAGGTGTAAACATGAAGGAGAGATCGTAGATATACAAGTTTATCATGTAGCCGAAACTCTCAATGAATCCTTAACTCGATTCGTTAATAAGGTTACCTATAAAGCCAGGCGTAAGGCTAATGTAGCTAAAGGAACTGTTAAAGAAGCATCCTTATCTCACGTGAGTATGGTACCGGCTGGTACACGTATCAGAGGAGTCCAACTCGGTGATACAGATCTCTTGATCGTCTTCCATATCAAGTCCAGTATCGAGAATGGTATCGGTGATAAGATCGTAGTTGCTGGTATGCTGAAATCGGTAATCGGACGTATTGAAAGTCGTCCTATGACTGCTGATACGGGAGATGCTATTGACGTTGTCTTTGGAAGTAATAGTCTCTTCGACCGTATCACACCAGGTGAGCTTATCAATGGTATATCAGATAAGATCCTGGAGAAAGCTGAAGAAGATGTATTGAAGATGTATTTTGATGAATAACCTATAAACATCTCCTACCCGACGTCACAGAGACGTCGGGTAGGAGGTAGCTTTTGTTTTTCTATTCGTTTTAGGATTACTCAGCTTTAGCCTTAGCTTTGATGGCAGCTTTGGCGATCCGAAGAGCTGCTCCATTGATACGGTACATGAAGGAGATAGATGCCCGAATAAGATCTTTATTAGCGCTCAGAATATCTTTGATGTCAGCGGTGGCTTTCTTGTAAGCCTTCTTATCATCTTCAGAAACCTCAGCATCTTTACCGACTTTCTTCTTCAGGGTATCGACAACGCCCTTGCAGACTTTGATGGTACCTTCCAGTTCTTTCTCAAGACCGGCAGCTTCTTTCGTGATCTCAAGAGCGGCTTTTACAGCCTCTTTTGCATCAGATGCTTTCCAATTCAGTGAGGTCAAGGTGCCACTGGTAGGAAGCATGGTTGGTTTAACAGAGGATACCTCGAGACCTTTATCGGTTACTGCAACTTTAAGGCCGAGTCCAGTTTCAACAGCGTTATCACCATGGATACCCATGAGAACTGCGCCAGCTTTCTTGGAGATCTCAGTAACCTTATCAACCGACAGTGAAGATCCGTTCATCAGGGATTCGAGATCAGCCGCTACTTTACTCAGAGAACCGGAACCGATTACAGAAAGAACGTGTTTTCCAGCCTTGGCCATTGCCTGAAAATCATTCTTGGAGTAGGACTTGACTTCCATCTTACCAAAAGATTCTTCATCGGGAGTGGCACTCTCGAGATTCTTCTGAGCGGCAAGCAAAGCTGTATTATGGGATTTTACTGATTTGATGATGATCGGTGCCAATTTGACAACCAAGGTACCGACAATAGCTACACCAACAACAGCTGCATATCCCCAAGGAGGGAGACCAACAATCTTCCAAGTAGCAGCAACAGCTGGAGAAGATAATGATGACGAGGCAAGTTTCACCAATGCACCATCGATACCTTCAACAGCAGCCGTGGCATTTGCATCTTTAACCGGAACATCGCCCAATTCTTCATATGCACAACAGATACCAGCAGCAGGAAGTTCGCCATCAGGATCAACAGCAATCATCATACCAGCGGAGATACCGTATTTATCGATGGAATCACGGATACCTTTGAGACGTTTCACAGATACTTCGATTTCTTCGAGAGACATATCAGCCTTGGCGATATCATCCTCAGCTTCGATATAATCGAATTCATCTTCCATCACTGCCAGCATCGCGGCATCAAGATTATCAACAGATTGAGTAACCTCATCGTTGATACCATCTTCAAGTCCTTCCAAAGAGAACAGCAATTTACCTTTACTCATTTTCTTATACTCCTTATTATTCAGTAATACATTGAATGGTGCTGCATATGATAATCTATGCAGCACCATTATTATTCAGCACAGATGATACTAACTATCTGTATCTCATATTATCCGGCAGGATTGTTATTTCTTGGATTTGATTGCTGCCGAGGTTACATTGAGAGCCGAGTTGGATACTTTACGCATTGACCGTTCGGTTGCTTGGATCAATTTAATGCTGATACCGATTATCCGATTAGAGCTGTTGACAGTATACTTAAACGCAGCTTTTTGCTCAGCGTTGTATTCGCCAGCTTTCTTGGTGATGGTCTTCAGCATAGAGCTGTAGGTCTTACAAAGCTCGGCGAGAGCTTTGATCTTTGCGGTGACCACGTCAGCGGAAGCAACTATCTTCGTAGCCGAAGCGATAGCACCTTGGGCATCTTTAGCAGCCCATCCGATCTCACCTGCTACGGCTTTCTTATACGGAACAACCGATTTAGAAGTTGAAATCGTAACGAAATTATCAGCATCAATAGCTATTGAGATACCAAGAGCTGCTGCAACGTCGTCGGATGCTATCGGTTTGAGAAGAGCCGCAATTTGACCCATGGTTCCTTTTACTTGATCGATATCTGACTTACCGGCAGCAATAGATTTCTCCAGATCGCCTAATACTTTTACCAGCGTACCACCACCGATAGCTTTAATTACTTTATCGGCAGCCGTAACGGTTTTATCGAAATCAGCTTTACTCAGGGTTCGGATGCTTCTCGCTTTGAATTTGTCTTCATTGATATCAGGTACGGATTTCAATTTCTTACCAGCAACCAGCAAAGCTGCTTGTTGGGATTTAAAAGCTCTACCAACGGAGATAAAATAAGCAATATACATCTTAGCTGCTTTAGTGAATAGTGTAAGATAGCCAGTGATGATCTTAGCGATGCCACCGGCAATACCTTCAACCGCAGCCGTAGCCGTTTCATCTTTCACCGGGATATCGCCCAGCTCTTCATACGATCCGAGAATACCAGCAGCAACCAACTCACCATCAGGATCAGCAGCAGCCATCATACCAGCGGAAAGGCCATGCTTGGTGATCGCAGCAGCGATGCTTTCGAGACGCTCAACGGAACCTTCGGCTTCCTCAACAAGATCATCGATATCATCAAGCTCGTCGATTTCTTCTTCGAGTTCCTTCTCATCTTCCATCACTGCCAGCATCGCGGCATCGAATTCATCATCGGTGACAACCTCATCGTTGATACCATCTCCAAGTCCTTCTAAAGAGAACAGCAATTTACCTTTACTCATTTTCTTACTCCATGTTTCGTGTTTGTCATGACAACTGTAAGTACAACGTTTCTTAAACCGGTTTAAACTAGCTTCGATAAAGCAACCACATCGAAAAGAAACTCTTTCTCGATACCACCGATAGGTCGATTAGAATTGATAACCGCTTCAGGTAAAAGCTGTTCGTATTTGAAACAGCATATAATACCTGTCAACGATATCACTCCTAATGAAGTGTATTTTCCGAGTTCAGGAGAAAGCTTCTCCATCTGCCACTTCCGACACATCTCTGGGCTTGTGTATTCCTTTTTGCCCAATGTCAATAAGACACTGGCTACTTTCGCTACCAGATAACCAAGGATGATAACGCTACGCATAGAATCAGCTTCAACGCTACTACTTTGATTAATGATATTAACTCGGTTAGGTTTATCACCCAATCGATAATATTCTCTATACATTATTCCTTTGATCAAGAAAGCAAGAATGCTTAGCATGTCATAGCTCTCGAACATAGACAAGCTTTTATCCTCTTGATCATCAGCTACATTCTCGAATGCAGCCATAACAATATCCAACGTATGTTCAACATCAAACTCGAGACGTTGAAGATCCATATTGGATAAGCTTGATAATACCGCACCAGTAGAATACATGGTACCATTGATCTTCAGTTTCTCAGGAGGAAGAGATGAGAATCCATCCTCTGAAGGAAAGAAATGATTCTTGACAACAGTTGTGAGAGAGGTGATAAAGAAGAGGATACGAGACTCGACGAAGCATTGCATCTCGTGACGATAATCCTCATTAGTATTGACCCTACCATCACTGGCTGTACCAGAGAAACGAGTGACAAAATACGGGTTATCAGTGATGAGACCGAATAACCGTTCAACTTCGAGATTGACGGTTCCGATATCCCGATGGCGCATGACATCCATACACCTGACGAATGAGTTGAATATCACCGCTGATGCCCCTATCATTGACCCTTTATTCACAGCTTCATGACGTCTTTTTAAATACATAGTGAGACTCCCGCTATCAGCTGTAGTATTTTTGGATCTTCTTATCGATGGCTGCGATTTTATCATCATAGAAGAGTATGATCTTTTTATTCTTTACATACTCGATATCGTTCTCACTCGTTTCATTCAAGATGAGCTTGATGTTAGCCGTATGACATTCGAGCCATTTCTTCTGATCTTTCAGTCGTTCGTAATAAGTGTGACGAGCTTCAATATAAAGTTCACCCATTATGGTGATCGGAGAGATCAAGATACGAAACAATGATGGGAAGATCAGGGTATCATCCGAGAAATTGTATGAGATGAGACTCTTAGAATCTAATCTTGTGTCAATACCTTGCTTACGCATATTCATAATGGTATTGATGATCGGACTACCGCTTGAAGAGTTGGTAAACTGATTAAGAAGCGTGATACAAGTCATACCATTGGTAACCAAATAATCTACCATATACTTAGGCATAGCTGTATCGCCTGTGAGCTTCGAAATAGAGATGATGTGGCTGAACACAACCAGCATGTAGCTACAGAAGTTACTAAAAAGCTTAACGGACTCCAGAGCCCCAATAAACATGGTGTGAGATACCATCATATCCGTGACAACGACACCATCCTTAGCTTGAAGAATCATCGGAATGTTTTCTTCCAGGCTGTCCAAAAGCTTGAGCATCTGCTTGATGGTCACAACCATGCTCTTAAAGAACCCTTGACTCCGGGCATGACCTTTTAACTCTTTGTCGATACCGAGAATGAAATCCGTAGCTGGCTTACCAACAGCTTTAACAATCTCTGGTGAGAACTTCAGTCGGTTATGAACGAGTCCAAGAAGGTTGCTGAACTGCTTGTCATTGAAAGAGTTAACAGCTTTCTCAACTGTGAGTAAAGACCAACGGGTATCTTCGATCTGGCTACGAAGACTCTCTTCTGAGATGGTCTTGAATTTGAGACTGGAAAGACCAGATGATAATCCAGTCTTGATGGAATTGATTATATCAGTTAATTTCACGATGATGTTCTCCTTGATGATGATACCAGATTAGAATTTAGGCATTTGATTCTTACTGAGATATTCCATAATATCTTTGATGGACATCTTGTCAGAAGACGCTGAGGCTTTCAATTCATTAAACGAATACGACGCCGATTGGTCAAGTCCATTAGTGTAAATGGTGGCACGAGAAAAACGGGTGTCAACCAATACTATGAACAGATTGTATGTGGTATCAAAGAAGCGACGACGATCGGTGAGTTTGTCGAAATTAAAGCCAGCTTTCTTAGCATTACGGGAAACCGTTTCTTCATCAAGAATCATCACCGAATTAGCAAGATTATAAGAAGAAGATCCACCTATCTTTTTGAAGGCATTCATAAGCCGTTTCAAGAGATTGGCATTGTTCATCTTACGATGATACATGATCTCAGTCAACGCATGTGATTCATCACTTTTCAACGCCTTAGCATAACGAACCAATTTATCAACACCAAACACAAAATCGCGGAAGAAACGGATCTCTCCAGATCGGTATTGTAACCAACGGTTTGCGATATTACGATCGAACTCCTGATTGATGATGTATTCAACTACATTAGTAGGAACAACTCGAGGATTAAGCCGCACCTGAACCATCACTGAGATAGGTGGGCTATCTTTACCGGTGTTGAATTTCACTTCAACATTACGACCCGAAGAGATCGGCATCGAATGTTGTTTATCATGAGAAGGAACGTTAGCTGATTGGATGGTGTTAGCCTTTTGGGTAGTTTTAGAAGCTGGTAATGCTAAAGCTTCTTTGGCACTGAGCTTCTGTACCGATGGATCAAATCCAGCGATCAGCTGATCAATATCATTGAAACCTTCCAACGCCGCCATTCCAGTTGATACCGGACTTAGCATATCTCTGACGGTCCGATTACCAACAACGGTTTCATTCATCTGTAAGGCTGATAAGATGTAACCAATATAGACATTATACAAATTCTTGATAATGTCATTGACCACAGGTTCTTCGAGTAAAGACTCCTCTATGAAATTAGGAGATTCGATTAATGTTGGTCGAGTAAACTGAGGTAAACTCGTCGAACTGTTCTGAAGTGCAGTGGTGATAATGCTTGCGGTTTCTACGATACTCTGATCCATCAGTCCTCTCCTTCCAGATTGACAATGAAAAAATAAATAATAAGTAATAACGATGATGCAGTCTTTATTCTATAAGATTGCGGTGTTGATCAAATAAGTTTATATAACATTAACGGGAATAAGCATATGGCTGATAATAATACAAGCGCAGCTTTTGAGGCGTATTTCGATAATATGGATTCTAAGGTTGAGAAACTTCAGAGTGACATAACAAAATCGCTTTATCTGTCAGGAGGATCTCGTCAATTCACCACATTCCAAGATGGTCTATTTGGATTTGATAGCATTCGTAATGCAATATATATGCCTGAGATGGAAGGGCATGGATTCACTTTCATCACACGTCCTAAACTCAATCTCTCAACACCATCGGTACGTGCTGATAGAGTACTCAGTTTACTCGATACCCTAGATCCTCAGACTGTAGCATTTGCTGTACGAGCCTCATTGGATACCCATCTTACAACGTTATATAGTACTGACACTGCGAAAAGCCAGTACTTCAATAAAGCAAACCCATTCATCCCTATATTAAGCAATCGATTGCTCTCTCTTAACAATTGGCCTGATATCACTCTTGACGTTGAAACATCTGAAGGTGGTTTCTTTTCCGAGAGCATCACCTATCCTAAAGGTCATGATCAACTGACACGGAACTATGATCTATCAGCTTCGTTCTCTGATGTTCAAGGTGGAGTTGTTCATAACCTTATCATGATGTGGGTACGTTGGATTCACTTAGCTACACGTGGTAGAGTATTAGCTTATATGGAAGATATAGAAGCGAGACGTATGAGCTTCACCTCTTCTATCTATAGATTCGTCATGGATCCATCGAACCGATACATAACAAAATGGGCAAAAGCAACAGGATGTTTCCCAAGAAGTGTACCTACCGGTGCTTATTTCAACTACGATTCTAATGCAAGCAACGTCGATACTGCTATGAATCTTGCTGTACCTTTTACAGTAGCTGGAAGAATAGAATATATGGATCCTATCATCCTTAAAGAATTCAACATGTTGATCGATAAGTTCTCTTCGGATACGAAGAATGGTACTGCTGCTCATGGTTCCACTCGTATGCTTTTGAATTTCAGGTGTATACCTTACATCGATATAACTGGATCGAATGAGCTCAAGTGGCTCTATCAACCGAATGATACAGAAGTTAAGAATCTCTTAGCATTAACGAATACATCCAAGACAACAACTACCCAAACAGCTACCACCACTGCTGCCACTACTACTGCTGTTTAATAATCATACCAGGAGGATAATATCATGGCTGTCAATGTAACCGATATACTTAATAACCCGCTCTCTATCCAACATGCTATCATAAGTGATTATGAGAATAAAGTTGATGGTGAGGTTAGTGTGGTTGATGCTAATAATCCATTCGCTTTTCTTATCGAGACCTTTGCGAGTATAACTGCTGATGCTACGGTTGCTATGGATACAAAGCTCGCTGGTCTCTATCCTATCAGAGCAAATACCACGAAAGAGCTTTATAATCATCTCAGCGATTACGATTACGTCGGATTCTATAGTTATCCTGCTTCGTTGAAGCTCTCAGTAATGCTTCATAGAGATTATCTCGTTAATAACGCTATAGCTGTTCCAGATACCAATTATCAATTGGTCGTTATTCCTGTAGATACGATTTTCACCATAGGTCGTTTCAAATTCGGTTTGTATTACCCTATTCATATCAAAGTGAATACGTTAATCGATACCATATCGGCTTCGTACGATACCACCGAAGATAATCCATTAAAGACGCTTGACACTAACAACATCGAGGTGCGAGCTAATACCTACGAAGGTATCGATCTGGTTGCGATGGAATTCGAAGTGTATCAGTTTAACAAGACTGTGTATACCGAAAGCCTTAATACCAGTATAGGCTTTATCAAGAAATACACCTTCGACGACCGGTTCTTCGCTCTACGTGTATTCGACGTTACCGATGGGAATAAAACTGAATTAGCTTACACCATGTCTGACGCTGTCTACGACGTTGACATCGTTACCGTGAACATGAAAGTCTATCCTGATACAAATGAACTCAGTCTATCTATTCCTTACATCTATTTCACCACTGGTAAGGTAGGATCAAAGATCCAGGTAGAACTCTACACCACTATCGGAGAACTCGATGTATCCTTAAGTAATCTTCAGATAGAGGACATCTCTGCTAACTTTGCGATGAGTTCTCCAAACACAGATCTCACTTATACTAACATCCTTAAGAATATACCAACGATTATCATCACTCCTTTATCAACGCGTATCGTAGGTGGATCGAACAATTACACCTTCACTGAGATGAAGAATTACACGGTCTATCACAATAACGCATTGAGTGTTCCGATCACACGTATGGATCTTGATCGATTCTTTGAGAAGAATGGTTTCATCTATATGGCCAAAATCGACAATCTCACTGATAGACGTTATTACGCCTATAAGAAGCTCTATCTCGAGGAGCAAGAACTTGGTGTCACCTGTGGTGGATTAACCGTTCAGTATAACGAAGATGTTGTTAATTCTGGTGTTATTTATCAGACCAATGGAACCATCGTTATTCTACCAACGGTCATCTACAAATACCTACCTACTATAGGTAAATTCGAGATCGTCGATGATGCTACAACAACCTCTATCAAGAATGCCACAGGTTCACAGCTGGTATCGATGTTGAATGATAATAACTATTTCAATAACCCTCACCACATCGTTTTTACCACACTCGATCGGTATCCGACTTGTGAGCTTTATGACCTTCTAACAACCGAAACAACGAATATCACCTTTCTTGAGGAGAATGTTTATCTGAGCGCTCAACTGAGTCTTACCTCGGTGATCGTTCGACATATCAATAACGGCTCCGGTGGTTATACCATTCGGATAGGTGTAGAGCGTTCAGAAGATCTAGTAGACGCCGCTATCAGTGATCTCAATTGTTTCTTAACAGTAATGACTAAGGATGGATTCAGAGTAGGAATACGAGGAGTCTATGTTGGTACATATGATTCTCTTGACGTATTCGATTTCATTTTGTCTACGAACTACAAAGTAAGTGGTACTCGCATCACCGTAACGAATCTAACAGCTCTTAATCTAGCTCCTGCTGAGTATGAGATCGAATTATCAGGAACGATGCATGTTGCTACCTTTGTCAAACAAACTCTCTTTCCTTCTGTAGGTCAGAATGATACTATCGCCAATTATATAACGATCGATGATGGATCTTGGTTAGGGGTATCATTACAAAGCTTTGAATATAAGCTAGGTGTGAATCTCTCAGATGTTATTGACTCGAATCTGTTAACTAATTGGACAAGCCTTCAGTATCAAACTCATGAGGTTGACGTTCCTCTTCTGTATGAGCATGATGTGTATGAAACGAATGATCAAGGTGTATTAGTTTACTCTATTGATGGTGAGAATAATATCATCACTAACAAGATCCATCTCATTGGTGAACAGGTTTACGATAGTGAAGATAATCCTGTGATCAAATACCATGTTGGTGATACAGTATATGACGCTAGTGGTTCACCTATCCCCATTCAATCGCGTATGAAAGACTTCACGATTGACCTGAGTGTATTCGAGTATAGTCATTCTGTTGTGACTACTGATTTTCTTTACAATCTAGCCACAGAGTTGGCATCGTATTACAATACGATCACTGAGATGAATACATCTGTGCTAGAGAATACTGACGTGTTCTTTAGACCGATTATCACCATGAATGATGGCCGATATAAGGTAAATAATACTACTATCGTAGAGTCCTCACTTGAGCTTGCTTTTGAGTTCAATTGTTATGTATCCAAAGCAACGCTAGATGATACAGAGATGATCACGGCTATAGAAACTCGGATCAAGACGATCATCATCTCTCATCTCACCGATACCATCTTCTCTTTAACCGAAGTAGCAGCTGATATCAAAACTACATTGAGTAGTTATCTCAATAGTGTTGATGCTGTATCCTTGAATGGAGATAGCTCAGTCCAAACATTGATGAATATCGATGTTGATAAATCTCCACGATTAGGTATGGAGCTTGCTGTAGGTAAAGATAATCGTCTCACTTATGTTCCTAAAATAACTCTTAACTTCTTTGCTCTTGACGAATAAAGCATATTACACTCACAGCACCATCATAGGTGCTGTGAGTGTAATACTTAGTGATCATGTTAATGAATCTATCTTAGCCTTAAATCCACCTGTCATCAATAGATCGATGACATCCTGAGAGTTACTAGCATCTACATCATATACCTTGATGATAGCTATTCGATTTGATGAGATGATATTGAGCGTCGCTAGATTAATCCAATCTGTAGCGAATGGAATGGTGTATCGTGTTTCTCCACTCACTGGTTCTAATAATTCGATCAGGAGAAATGTTTCCAATTCTACCTCAGGAACGGTAGGGTCGGCAGATTGCACACTGGTATTATACGTGTATATATCAGTGTATCGCTTTGCCACCTTGTAATTGACCGTTCCTATCACCGTACCATGATAATAGTTATTATCATTTACAGCCTTTGATTGAAACTGGATGACGCTGCCAATTTCAACATCCGCAATATCAGACATAATGTATTACTCCTTTTTGGTATCCATAACGCTATCCGGAACGATGATCCTATCAGTTCGTAGAATGCGAGGGACAGTTTCGATTAGTCGGAATAGGGTCTCCGATATAGCCCTATAAGATTGAACGACCTTGATATTTAACCCTTCGATGTTTTCAGATGTGATTGCATCCGCTACAGCCCACGAACCATCAGCCTGATGAACAACGATAGGATCATCGAGACCAGCGACCGTGAACTTATAACAGCAACAAATATCATCATCTTTATACGTGAATGATGCGAAGTCTTTTATAGCTTTATCAAATTCAATAGCCCAAGAAGATTGAGACATCGTCGCAAACTCTTCACTGAACTGCTCAAGCCTCGGCATAAGATCAAGTACGACCCCATGCTTTAATGACACGCTTACCACGCCAAGAACATCTTCAACAATACTGACATTTGACATATTGTTAATGGTATTACCACCAACAGTGAGTATCGGCAACCGGCTACAGATAAGATTCCGATAGATACGGATGAATTCTTTTACTTCAGTAGCAACAGCACCACGGTTATGATGACTATCGAGAGAAGAGATATGTTCCTCTAGTTCCCGTTTGATCTGATTGTATTCAGGATGTGCCGTTTCCGGATGAGAATAACTTGGATGCATGGCATCATCCGTATGCTCAAAGAGATTCGTCAGATAGAGGTATTTACCATATATCCTGCATTTGACATTCTTGATAATGTTATCCTCAACATCAGCTATCGTATCCTGGATAATAGGGCTAACACCAGCCATCACCCGAATGGTCTTGAGCTCAAGAGGGTTTGATACAAATACTTCATTATAAGCAGTTTGACGACACACCGTAACGAAATCACGATCGACATTCATCTCAAGACGAACATCATCATTCGGCTGACTTCCATTATAAAGAATCACCAATTGACGTGTATTAACAGATGAATCAGCTTTTCGTATACTGAGATAACCCAGTATTAGATCGAGCTTATCGTACATGCTCGGAATAACCAATAAGTCACAATCGTCATGCTCAAACTCGGTGTTGAGTTTAGTATTGTAGACGGTGTTATTCGAAGGTCGCACAGCGATGCAGATATCGTGCTCAGGTTTATCGAGCTTGAAATCTTCATCAGTCTCATAGTTCAACTGCTTATACGTCACATGCTCATAGAGTATCTCAGGGATATCAACGAAGAGATCCACCGCATATCTGGCAAGCTTCTCATTTCCTTTAGAGGTAGTATGAGCTAATTTGTAGATGATCTCGGCACGACACTTACGATCGAGTTTCTGAACATCAACAACGATGGTCTTGAGTCGATCCTGTAAAAGCTCCAACATTGCTTCAACATGCGTAGCCAGTTTATTCGTCTCCTCCATGATGTATCGATAACGATGATGAGTATCACCATCGGCATTCTTACGAATGGTCTGGATCTCTTTAAGACAGGATATGATCAACTTCGTTGCCAAGTAGATAGCAGTGCTGGTTCCATCCCCAGAACACCGTTCAACTTTCTCAGCGATATAACGGATGTAATTAGCGAGATACGTTTGAATGGGACTCAGGTATTCTATCTGATTTAGGATCAGCTTCCCATCGTTACAGAACACATTGCTAGTAAAATCATTCGCCAGATTGCGATAGATGATAAGTTCATGAAGAGCATCTGCGCCGCATAGTGGTAGAATGCTATTACATATATCATCCAACGTTTCGATAGCTATCTTGCTAAAGTCATCGAACTCCGCAACATTTGTACGTCCAATATTCGCATTCAGGATCTTCAAATCTTTTGCCATGTCTTCCTCTATATAAACGGTTATTATTTCAGGTTAATATCATCGGTTAGGATGTTCTCTAATTCACTACGCATAAGATCAAATTCACCGAATTCGAGGTTCATCGTATCCGTTATCGACAACCCGTAAACATCTCTCCATTTCAACTTATGCATAGTACTGATTACCATCTTCAGGATACTATCATACTTATCATGAGATTTCTGTAGATACTTTATATGATCTAGATATCCAGCGCTAGGACGTTTGAACAGCATCATCTCATTAAAATGACGAATACTGTAGATCTTGTCGAAGTCGCTGGAATCCTTTATACTGGTGATGAGCAGCTCTAATTTCGTGAGGTAGTCTCTAACGGATTGTGAAATTAGTTTTTCTGGATCAATTGCATCACCAGTATCGAAAAAAAAGCTTTCTGAATATCAAGCGGAACGAAACCATTCACAACATTCGTCGGCATCACTCCACATGTTGGACAAGGTGTAGCCAAATAACCGATATTCGTCACGGTATTATCTTGAATATATTCGGTCATCTTCTTGACAAAAGCCTCATGAAAATCACTCTTCTGAAATTCATTGAGTAATAACGTAACAGCCTCTCTATCAGTCACTCTGAAAGATACCTCACCGTTCTCATCGAGATACTCAATATGACTGATCCATGATTCAAATAAATAACTGTAATTGTATATCAGATACTCGTCGATGATCTTTGGATTACTGATATCTTGGATCTGCATAAAGAGTTCTTCATTGAAGTCTCTTCCGCTCGATATGTATTCGGAGATAGAAGGTACTTTCCGATAGACTCGGTACCTATCAATGGTCAGCTCTCTATCGACGTTTATCGTTTTCTTATAGCTCCTAACATCATCAGGATTGATAGCCTTATTCGCGGCAAGCTTTCCGAGAATCTCATAAGGTATCTTACTGAAATCAGTCAACTGAAGCAAATCAAGATCGATGACTTCCGTAGTAACTTGTTTGCACGCCTCATTAGCGCAAACATGTGTAAACTCATAACCACTCTTGTACATGAGCGAGCATATGCTTAGCATGATAGATTGATAATCGGCTAGTGAAACATTATCACGAAGGCGATTACCTTTATCCCACTTGTTGAGATTAGAGCCAATAATGAGCGTACTCATGAAATCCCAGATGAGCTCTTTGTGTTTGAAATCAGAGTAGAGATAAAACACCGCTCCTAGCATACGCCCATAGGTATCCATATTCTCGGATATCCGGTTGTACACGAGATTCACTTCGAGCATAGATGGAGCTCTCAGTACTATGCTAAACCCACTATTGTACAAGTAGATTTTCTTGATGTTACGATTAGCTGCTAGGATCATCATCTTCGCTTGATGGCCATCAAGATCAGCCCCTTTCAACGACTTATCGAGTCTCACCAGCTTGCTCTTCAACTCAAACGGTTGCTTATCAGGGTCATCTTCCGATGGTGTGAAAGAGAAACTGTCACCTACCTTCGTTGTATCTTTGATACGCTCCAATGCCTCACGGATATACACAGCTTGATCGGTATGGGCATCCCACATGCGCTTAACCAACTCAGTATATGACCCTACGGTTTGTAGCTGCCGAAGGAATTCATCTTCTCCGAGTTTGTCATTAAGCTTGTTCATAACGTCAACAAGCGTATCGACTGTATGTTCAGGAAAAGTCAATTTGTAGAATTCTCTAGCCTCATCCTGAGAAAGCTCTTTCTCAGCTGGAGATGTAGTAAGATCCTGTAGATCTTTGAGTACATCTGGGATTTCATTCTTATTATCATTAGCCATATTAGATGCTCCGTTTCTTAGTGTATTTCTTAAGGAAAAGCTGGATATATACCCTGACAGTGATAATACTCACATCAGGGCATATAAGTCGATTCACAACTGTACTCAGCCCATTGTTAATATAGATCTGATCGAGTTTACATGTTTGATCTTTCTTCTGGTATTCGAGAATGAATTTACGAGCAACAATATCCATAGATTCAACTACATCGATGGTTATCCCAAGATCATCCAATGTGAACTTGAAATCAGGGTTAGAGAGATAATCTTCAGTGATATCTTTTATTAACCAATCAGGTGAATCAGAATATAACATCTTCCGATATTTACCATAGAGACGATCAATGAGATAAAGACTCTGAATATCCGTATCAACTGTAACAATGGGTTTTCGTTTCTTAGCATCGTCGTTATGACAAAATACAGTGTCAAAAGCTCCACGATGCCATACAATCTTTCCAGGGTCGAAGTTGATCTGTTTCAGGTAAGATACCAACGAATCAACACGAATAACATAGACAGCTTTCGGATTATCAGGATTGACAACATGTTTGTTTATGAAACTTGCTATGATGTTCCAATGATCAGCATTTCGTATTCGGACAATCCGATAGACCAAGTCACTATTGTTGATACGGTTGAGAGGTTTACCAGTTAGATTGACAAAGTTAAGAGTCATGTCCTTGGCATCGACGATATTCCAATACAGATAGTTTATACGACGTGATGAATGATCAGTAAAATATTTTCGTAAGATTGTAGCAAGCATAGTACCGCTGACTTCTTGCTCGATCTCCGGATCAACTTGTTTCTCTGTATCAGTCATCCTTTCACTCCTCGATTATATTGTCCATACCTGATTCTAACTCCACCATTACCCCAACGATAGCAACCTTCTTTTCAGGTGGAGCATCTGGATTCTTCATTACATCAAGATATTTTACCATCTTTGCGTTGATCAATCGGAGTTCATTCGTCTGGGCGATAGCTTCGTCAAGACCTTCGATCTTAACTCCTTCCTTGATACCCGCTTCACGAATGATATCAAGCGCTTTATTAGCCCTCTCAAGCTTATCGGAAAGCTTCTTCTGAAACCGATCCGCGTGTTCAATGCTCTCATCAAGAGATGATGCTAGTTCTTTCTTAGCATCAATATCCTTCTTCTTCGTCTTCGCTCCAGTCGTCGTCATCTTCGTCGTCGCTGTCTTCTTCATACCATTCGAGTTCATCATCGACATACTCTGCGGCTTCTTTTCTTGCACGTTCTTGGTCGGCATCTGTAATCTCCTGTAATAGATACGGATAAGTATCAGAAAATAAAACGATATCTTTCTTCGTACCTGGGTAGTTATTGAGATTGAATGATTTCAATATCAGATTAAGTGAATAGCAGTTCAACGAACATACTTTACGATAGTTGGCAATAGCTTTAAGTTCTTCAGGAATACCTCCATCCATAGGAATAAGCACACGAAGAAATTCCTTCTTCGGATACTTCTTTATGAAATCAATGAATTTATCATAGATGTCTTTATCGATAGCCTTAATATGATGAAGATGGTGATGATCTTTAAGAGTGATCCTGTAAATCGGAAGCTCTTTCGTCTTTTGAGGGAGATTGAGCTCACCATACTTCTCAGAGAATACTTCCGTCCATAACTCATAATACAGATAATTAGAGCTTTCAGGTTTAGCGTAGTTCTGTTTTAGCTGGATAGGTTTCTGAGTCAAGAATGTCACCTCTCCATGAGCTATCGATTGCTTGATCCTTTGCTCGAAGATGATTACCTTAGTGATCATGTCTTCCGCATCTAACGTATACGTCTTAAGGAAGTTATCAAAGATATAACGGATCAACCATTTGGCATAGGTGGTTGTCTCTTTACATAGATCGCTTCCTCGAAAGTTCTTTCCTTTGAGGTCGAACTTATAAGGATTCTGATGGACACCTTCACGATAACTCACATACCCAGCATAATGTTTAGAGATAGGCGTTCTAAGAAAGAGATCATACATGAACTCATTCTTAATAGCTATCGTCTTAATTTGGTCTACACCGATGTTCATACAAGCACTCATATAACCAAAGACATGCTCCAGGAACTTTGATATAATAGTAACAATAGCTGCATTGAAGTTCTTTGACGCTTCTGTTATAGCTATGTCTGAAAAATACCATTTGATCCATGCTACATTCGTGAAAAGAATACTATCAGTATCGGAGAGTAAAACGGTTCTCCGTATCATGTTTTTGTGTACTGTAATATCGGTCGGACATATTGGTAATAATACGAGTGTATCGAACAGTGATTCAAGACTCTTAAGCTGCTCTTCAAGATACAGATAGGTTGAATAGAGTTTTCGTGCGATGATAGGGTCATGCTCGTCGATATGCTCCATCGTAAGCTTACCAATATCAGAGGAATGCATGATGACAGCGAATGTATGAATGATACCGTCTTTAGGTCGAGCTAGCTTTGGAATCTCTCCTTCATAAAGTGGAACCTTTGAGAGATCAAGCATCGTACCAAAGAAATGTCGAAAGTATTCGTTATCTTGAAAGATCCGCTTGATATTCACTCCATAATAAACGAAGGCTAATTCTAATGGAGATAGACTCGAGAGGATCTTTTGCAACTCTATTCCTTTACAAAGAGTGGAATAGTTATTCACTTGTTCTTGGTAAGCTTCAAACACCTTTTCAACGCTCGGTATAGCGATGTTATAATCCGCTAAGCACTGTGATAAAACGTCTTCGCTGGGCATTATACGGAGGAGGTTTATTATCCAATTGATTGCACGGTCTTCCGAGTGAAAATAATAGTTAGAAGACATAGCTAATTCAACCGTAGCATATGCAGTCATAATACTAAATCGTGAAGTCGCTGTGATCGCGTTATAATTAATAGCGCTTCTGAATGTTACAGTAGAAAGCATAACACCTGAAAGTACATTAATATCGATCTTGATATTACGTTGTTTCAGATCTTTCATTTTAACTGTATTTGTATCACCAGCAGCATCAGCAAGGAACATATCCTTCTTGACTACTTTACGTTCACCTTGTTTATCTTCAATGAAATCAGAGAAGACTGCTTTACGTTCAGCTACCTGGACATAAGTAACACCATACGGAGAAATGATATCCTCATTCATCTCATTCGTTATCTCAAGAAGATCTCCAGATTTGACTTCAATATTACAGCAACTAGGAGATTTAAGATATTTCAATTCTCTAGACTCGTATTGAGTACGGACGATGTTATTGAGAATACTGGTGAGTTTATCGATTGATGTAGTAGGAAATCGGTGACGGAGGAATACCATCATGTTAGCCTTGTATTCTTTCATCAACGATGTCTTACGGGAATATCTTTCTTTGTAGTATTCTGAAGAATGGGTCAATACGGCGTCTGCCATGAGATACTCCATGAATAGTGGATTAGGCAATATTATAGAAAACAGGAATATGTATACTGGTTACTATGAAGATGGTGATGATATTTAATAATTTATCAATAAAAGGCACCTAATTTCCAACAACAACCCACCTGATGAGGATGATTCCCATGTATGAGAAAAAGTCGCTACTTCCCCAACAAGAACGTAAAGCAGTCAACATCTCTACGATGGCAACTGCGGATGTTCTCAACGCTCGATACAAGTTCTATACCACACTGATCAAGAGCTACATCAATCATTCGCAGATGGTTGAGAATAAGACCAAAGCCGAGGTGCAAGAACGTATCCGTCCTATTATTAACAACCTCGTTGAATCTCATCACTTTGGATCGAAGTTCTGTGATGAGATTCAGAGTCACATCAATTCACGTTTCCAACAGGTATCCTCGGAAATCTACGATACCATGTTGAAGGATTCCAGCTTACCTGAAGAGGTATTCAATGGTATGGTAAAAGAACTCAAAGCATCATCTATTGTCAAAGGATTTAGCCCACGTTTTACATCTGTTATGAAATAGGAATTTAGCATCTTGATACGCCTATAGGACCTCTCTATCCACGTTGATGTGGATAGAGAGGTCTTTGGTTTAGATTAATTCGATTCGGTATCAACCAACGTATCAAAAAGATAGTCGATAAGCAATTCAGTTATGCCAGAGCATTGGGCGGTTATGATAGAGAGATCTGTAATGTCATCGTCGGTTGTGTCGATGAGATTGTCAAAACTCGTACCGAGGTATTTATACAGCTTGGCTACGAGTGAGTCTTTGAAGAAAGAGGCGATGATCAGGTCATATAACACTTTGTCAATATGAGCAATATCACCCCCAAGATACGTGGCTTTACGCATGGCCATAGTCAAGAATAACCCAGGGTCTGGATGATTGGTGGTATTGAGCTCCTTGAACGCTGGATCTTTCATGAACTTTCTGATTCCGTATTCATAAGCGGATACCAAACACTTTGATTTGATAAAGATAGCATTGGATGCCATTTTCGCTTCAGATCGAGCAAGATGCTCAGCTATGGATGCACTGCTGACAATACTAACCGAGATGCCATCCGTTGGTAATTCAGTTGACATATAGAATGCCTTCAGATAATCGTGGATAGTCTTGATCGAATGACCATCGGCAATGAACTCTTTATATACGGGTCCATTGATGATCTTCTTGTCGAGGATCAGTTTTCCAGCGAATCGTTTCTCCTTACAAAAGATCAACCAATACTGGATAGCATAGATGGTCTTCATAAGGGTCTTGATATTGCTGGTAATAGTCTTAGAAGCATCAGCACTTATATCGACTCCAAAGACCATCGGTAGCGTTTGACAGATCTTCACGAATGCGTTTATGTCTTGTAGTTGAGAAAGACAATTAGCTGCGATGTTTTGTGTATCTTTGACTGTCATATAAGCCTTTGCGCAGAATGAGTTATATGACTGAAGATTCGTTACCATTTTGATGAGTTGTTGGATTTGCTCTACAGTAACGGTGGAATTATCTTTTACCAATAAGGCATTCAGCTTATCAGTGAGACTTGTGATCGTCTCTTCGGGAAAATCAATAGCTACGAACTCCTTACCGAAATTAAGCTTCTCAACAATGTATCCTAGATTGAGAAGAGAGAGCTCATCGATATTGAGGTTAGCATTGTTACAGGCTGCGTCGATGATCTCATTCTGATTGATAGGAGTCAATAGACCTTTCCAGTCGATGAAAACATAATCGCTCTCGGATGGGTCAACATCATCAGGTAAAAGTGACTCAGCTTTTTCACGAACCATAAGCTCAGTGTAGCGCTGTTTAATGTTACTGCTGATATCATCGATGGTTGGAGAAATAAGACTATTGAGAGTGGTGTAGCTATTCTCAAGAGTAGCCGCGAAATTCTTTGAGAGATGCTCAAGAGATTCCAGCCTGAGGATGTTACGATCATCTTTGATATATGCTGAGATAGAATCGAATATATCAGTGATTTGTTCAGCTTCAGTTTTAGAAGCATCAGTAGTGATAGCAAGAGAAGAAACGTTCGAGGTGATGAGACTAAAGTTGGAGTTAGGCTTAAGATTGATAGATGGAATAACAGAAAAATCATCTTGAGCAAAGAGGGCCTTAAGGGGTAAGATCACTTGATCTGTATATGGTAACATAGAATGAACCTCAGAATAGTTTATGAATAAGGAAAAGAGAGAGAAGTGAATATTAATTCAGAGTATCTGATTCTTGAGTGAGAGTTGAATTAGCTAAGGTAAGTGTGGAATCAGCTAAGGTAAGAGCCGAGTCAGCTAAAGTTAAAGCTGAGTCAGCTAAAGTAAGAGCAGAATCAGCTAATGTCAGAGTAGAATCAGCCATGGTTAATCCAGTAAGAACTGTACCTGTGAAAGTACCACCAGGAATAGTAGATGGGAATTTCACTATCAAACCATCGTTATTTCCAGCACCTTCGGAGGTAGTACTCCCTGCACATATGATATTATCTGATGAATTTACAGCTACATTTCTGAATACATCAGTTCCACTTCCACCATATCTCTTACGGGCAAGGATAGTGAGATTAGGATCGAATTTCACTACAAAACCATCATAACTCCCAGCACCTTCAGAATTAGTATTCCCAACGCAGATGATGTTATCAGAAGAGTCTACAGCTATTCCATAAAAATAATCAGATCCGCTTCCGCCATATCGTTTACGAGCAAGGATAGTGAGATTAGGATCGAACTTTACTATTAATGCATCATAACTTCCGAAACCTTCAGAATTAGTATTCCCAACGCAGATGATGTTATCAGAAGAGTCTACAGCTACATTCTGAAAGTAATCTTCACCACTTCCACCATATACTTTTCGAGCAAGAATGGTGAGATTAGGATCGAACTTCACTACCAACGTATCATAACTTCCAGCGCCTTCAGATTCAGTGTATCCAGCACAGATGATATTACCCGAAGAATCTACCGCTACACCGTAAGATCTATCATCCCCGCTTCCACCATATCTCTTACGAGCAAGGATAGTGAGATTAGGATCGAACTTCACTACTAAAGCATCTCCTCCAGCACCTTCAGAACTAGTGTAGCCTACACAGATGATATTATCATCTGAATCTACAGCCACGCTTCTAAATTGATCATTCCCACTTCCACCATATCTCTTACGAGCAAGGATAGTGAGATTACTATCGAACTTCACTACTAAAGCATCTCCTCCAGCACCTTCAGAGCTAGTATATCCAACACAGATGATATTATCAGAAGAATTGACTGCTACGTCATAAAAGTAATCAACTCCACTTCCGCCATATCTCTTACGAGCAAGGATAGTGAGATTAGGATCGAACTTCACTACTAAAGCATCTCCTCCAGCACCTTCAGAATAGGTGTATCCAACACAGATGATATTATCTGAAGAATCTACAGCTACATCCTGAAAGTAATCAATTCCACTTCCACCATAAACGCTAGAGATAATCCGCTGATACAACACTTTAATACTCACAGCTTTCTTCACCAAACTGGTACCAGCTGCTGTATTAATAGAAGCTACTAATACAGCTGGTGTATCATTTCTGTTATCTACAGATACATCATTTAGCGCTACAGCGAAGAGAGAACCTTCAATCTGGGTGATAGTGATATTAGGATTACTCGAAGTCAAATCATACGTGATCTCAGCAGTGTTATTAAATCCTATCACATCTGCATAATAAATGATATTATCAAACAGAGCAGATTTATCAGCTATACTAATCTTATCAGCTGTGGTGTAGAAGATAAGCTCTCTAAGGTGAGAACCTGGAACATAGGTAGATGCTTCAGTGATCTGATCCTGTACATCAGTAATAGAGCTACCACTATCGGCGTATCTTGAGTTATTGATAATAACAAAGTTATCATCTGGAGCAGCTGAAATGCTCACATCAATAGATAATGCTAAAGCCAGTAATTCAGCTATCGCTGTATCCTGGGTATTATTGGTACCTTCTAATGTACTGATCGATGTAAGCAACTCACTCAATGATGTATCACTGATGCTGTATTTCATCGTACTGGTAAGCTCATCCAAAGCTACCACCACGATCTTACCATTATCAGCTATCACAGGTTCTATGAATAGATCACTCACGCCGCCTTGTGCTGCTACCAGGTCAGCATAGGTGAACAGCGCTGGTAAAACACCGTATAAGGTGACTCCATCACCTAATTTGAAGACTCCATCATCTATGGAGAAAGATACCGCATTGAGCGGTAACGGAGTCACTAACGCTTCCAATACCGTGCTGGTACCACGGCTGAACTGCACTAATGATTGAAGTTGTAAAATTGGCATAGGGTTCCTCTATAGGGATGGGATTCAGAACATGAGCTTGGTAGCTGTGACGTTCAGTGTGATACCCTGATTGCTTGACCCTACGCGATAATCAAATTCGAAAGACGAATCTCCTGACGAATACCATAACAAGACACCAACGCTATAATTAGCGTCACTTGTAACTGTCTCAGTATACCCGTATAACCGTTGATTATCAGCATCTCGTGAATTGATGGGCACAACAAAACTGATCACACGTTCACTACCGGTACCAATCATTACCGTAGCATCGACTAAGAATCCCTTAACATTATCATAATCGATCTGATCAATGTTCGGGACGACGAAACTGAAATTATGAGTTACGATCGGTGTAGCGATAGTCCCGATAGTCAAAGGTATATTTGCCGTAGCCGATAAGAGATTTAATCCATCTGTGAACGGAATGATCGTCTCGTTGGCTATCGCCGTAGGATCACCAGTTGTGTAAACCGCTACACCATTCGGCATCAATACACCGGTATCTTCCGCAGGAGTACTTATCTCTGAGAAAGGTACCAATTTCCAACAGCTTTCACGACCACTCATATCTTCGATATCGAAAGTCTCTTGAAGGATACCAGCACTCAACTTCATACCTAACTGCAACTGAACGCCACTATAAACACCACCGGTATTGACTTCAATGATCCTCAATTTTGGTACAAACACTGCTAAGGTATTAGCGGGGATATTACTATTCAAGCATTTGACATCCAGACGCTTAGCAGCATCGGTATTCACATTCACTGATACCGAGCATTCGAACATCATGTTACTGATAGTTGATTTCATCCTGAATTTAAAGACATCAGCAAGAATATCGTCAACCGATCCATCTACCCGATACAAAGAAGCGATACTCCACCAATGGAGATTGGTATCCTGAGATACGATCCGTTTCAATACAGCTGTTCCAGTACTAACATCACCATAAGACGGCATTCCATTCTGTAATAGTAAACGCATAGTCCCTTCCATTTCTTGAATTTTATTTATGATACTGATCATAGCTGGATCAGCAGGTAAAGTCTGAGGGGTAAGATAGGATGTTCGAGAGAGATAATCCTCAATAACATTGATACGATCTTGGACCTGACGCATACTCGCAACATCAGCCTCTCCACCATATGCTCGATACGATATCTTTACCTCTCCAACCGTATCTTTCAGTATCTCAATGACACGATAAACACCGCTGGTATTAGAAGTAGCTCGTGTACGAGTTATGTCAAGATCTATGACCTTATAATCCGTATCCGGAACAAACTCAACACCCGACAAAGCATTTTTCACAACAACTGAATCTTTAAAGAACGCCCCATATATCGGACGAATCAATGAATTACCACCTAACGTGTTCACATCATGGATTTCATCTATCACATCATTGAGAGCATTCCCATTCAGGTATTCTTCTAGAGCCATCTTGACGATGCTCGATTGCTCAGTAAATTCTCCAGCTCTATCGACTACCATCTGCTGAAGATACGTGAGTTGTTCAACCATGTTGCTTATCAAAGCTGGTGTTACTTCAAGTTCCTGGGCGCTATTGATACGAGCATAATTGATATTATCAGCATAGAGCTGATTGAACTTAGCCTGTACCATGAAGGTTTCATCAGTATAAGCGAGTATCGTTACACTCTTCAGAAGAATAGCACTGAAATCGTTATCGATGGTTTTGCATACTGACATCGCGTCATAATCGATATCATCATCATAAATGATATAATCAACATTCACCACCATAGGGGTGTTGACGGTACCTAACTTGATGAGTTCCAATCTTTCGTTCTGGAAAACTGGTACTACGAAAGGCATCTTCTGAGCATACCTGAATATAGTACGTTGATAGGTTGAAAAATAATATCCCCAATCGAGACCAGTCAGATCTGGAGTATATATAGGCATGTTTTCTTTTCAATATCCTAATCCATGAATGTATGGACGAATAATGCTCCTTTAAGGTTGACATATAAGCATCATAACGATGCATACAAATTCTATCGATTATTCACCAGACTTAAGTGCATTCTCATAATATCCTATCAAAGTCCTTAGAGAATCGACTTCCTTCTGTAAAGCAAGCTTATCTGTATAATGATTTCTCACTCGGGTTATCGCGGCTTGTCGCGCAGCATCGAGATCAGCATAATCTGTAGTGGTTAACCACTTATTTGACACAGTATATATAACTGTCTTATTTGCTACGCCAGCCATTGATTCGACTATCTGTTCAACCTCATTTCTGATAGTGCTTAATTGATCAGCATCATCAAAGATACCGAGCTCAATAGCTAGCCCTAATCGGAAATACTTTTGGACGCTCCCATCTGGGATAGTGTCAAAGAAATGCTCTGGGATGTAGATGACAGTATTCTCATCTGTCACCAAACTCAGCTTAGCTATTTTTTCTGTTCGAATGATCTCAAGGTCATCGTTAAAAGCTGTTTCTAGGATGCTATTTGGTTTATAGGTTAAAGCAAATAAATCTAATCCTAGATTAAGCATCTCAGCATAAGAGAGTAAACTATCTACTCTATAGATACCGTTGAGAGTACTGAGTGTCGATTTGAATGTAAAATAGTATACAGAATTAACGGCAACTAACACGTACGCACCTCCTTAATAGATAATGCAGACCGCAATCAGTAGCGCATCTCCCATATATCAGGAGATGCGCTACCAAGATCAATTCAGTAAGATTTCAACGATGATACGTAGCGATATCAAACTCACGCGCTGTAAGAAATGCATCGAGTTGGTCATCAACGGATCTTGTGTATTCGTCATTGATTTCAACACCCATACCTTCGCCAGCATTCATCTCGTCAATCACGGGTTGACATACTGTATATCGCCATTCGTTAAGAGCATTCAATACCCTGATAGCCATAGGTTTCGTGGTATCAACGATGGTTGCATCGGAACCAGAATAACAGGCTACCGGGAGTACATCAGAGATATCAGCAAAAGTACCAGGAACGAAACGTTTACTAAATGCTGTATCAAATATACGTCTGAATGAAGCGGCTTTTAGTACTTTAGCTCTAGCCATAACTGATATAGCATTCGCAGCAGCAAATTCGTCAGCGGCGATTCGTTCTTCAGCGGTTGCGGCACGTACTGTGATACCAAAAGTTGATTCTGTATCAGATTCAATCATGTAGTAATCGAGGCGAGATTGGTTTGATTCAACTTCAAAGATGGGTTTTCCAGGACGTGAAACACGCGCCTCGTCTGTTATACCGATGATACGCCGTGTTGCTAAATCGACTCGAACATAGACTTTGGTGGTTTCTTCAGTGATCATTTACTGTTCTCCTTATTTGGTACCTTGATTATGATTGCGCTTATATGTCAATTATAGTAAATAATGGTGCTTTAATCATATTATTGTATCAGATTCTCCTTGTTAAAATCTAATGATTATAAAGCGTATTCTGTACTAGTTATTACCAGAGTATTCTACGTAACGATTGTATCCGATTCTTGAGTAAGGGCCGAATCAGCTAAAGTAAGCGTAGAATTATACGCTGGTAAATTAGTCAAAGTGGCTAGGGTTAAAGTGCTATTAGCTAAAGTCAGATTAGAAGTACCTAAGGTGAGATTCGAGTCCGTCATAGTTAACTCAGTAAGAATTGTTCCTGTGAAAGTACCACCAGGGATAGTTGATGGTAACTTCACTATCAATGCGTCATAATTTCCAGCACCCTCAGATCCAGTATTCCCAACGCAGATGATGTTATCAGCTGAATCTACAGCTACACCTCGAAATTGATCATCCCCAGTTCCGCCATATCTCTTACGAGCAATAATGGTGAGACTGCTATTGAATTTCACTACAAGAGCGTCATAGCCTCCAGCTCCTTCAGAGGTAGTATTCCCAACGCAGATGATGTTATCAGAAGAGTCTACAGCTACACCTCGAAAATAATCATCTCCATTTCCACCGTATCTCTTACGAGCAAGGATAGTGAGATTAGGATCGAACTTCACTACTAAAGCATCTCCTCCAGCACCTTCAGATCCAGTATATCCTACACAGATGATATTATCATCAGAGTCTACCGCTACT